AGCGGTTCTACTCCGGCCTTCCTTTTACCTCCTCCTCCTCAAATACACCTTCCACCAATTCCACCAATTCCTTTACCTCCTAATCCAATAGCAACCTCTATCGGCGTACCTCAATTACCTTCGATGGGTTTAGCCTCAGGTTCTAAAAAACCATTTGTTAATCGTACATCTTCAGCGGGCTATATGAACTTTAGTGCGCTCTTTGATATCTATCGCAGCAATGGGCTAGTCTACGACGAGTTAGGAGTACCTATTAAATTAGGGCAAATTCGTTTAACCTATGATTCTTTTCAGTATAGCGGTTATTTTGAAAACTTTAATTATACTGAATCTGATGGGCATCCCTATCGTTTCGATATAAGTTTTACTTTTAAAGTGCAAACAACTCGTGGTGTGCTTTCTCCGGGATTTCCGATATGATAAATCTAAATAGTAGTATAGGCAATTATATAGGCAATTATATTGCTAATCAGTTAGGTGCTTTCTCTTCGATTGCAAATTATGCAACTTTAGTTGCCCATTTACCTGAAGAGTTCGCTGCTAAATTTATTCCGCTACCCGGCGGTTATCCAATGGTTCGTTCAAAGCCTAATTTTTCACCAATGGTTTTTTCATTAGATATTTATGCAGCTAATCCAACTCCTACTGGGCCTAAATTGGGTAACTCGAAAGTATCTTTGCCTGGAGATGCTTCATCTATTCTTGGGGCCGATTCTCCTGCAAATTCAGTTCAAGCAGCTACTTCACCTCTGAGCAAGCAGATTATTCCTCCTTTAGTTCTGCTCGTAAATCCGTCAGACATGACTGTTACAGCTAGAAAGGCCGTCGAACCTCGTTTAGCTAAGGGTGGTTGGGTTGTAGAGCATTGGGGTGAGGAGTTAGATACTCTTAGTGTTAGTGGGCGCACTGGAGCTTTCGTTGTTGGTAATCTTTTTGAATCGCGTTCGGGCCTAACTCGCATATACGCGCGCAATAGCGCTGCTTACCAAAATTTAATGGCCCTTTATTTGATCTATAAAAATAATGGTTATAATTATGAAACACACTATGATCGTCGGCGTATAAATAGCGTAGGTACTGTGAATATTACCTATGACTGGACAACTTATAAGGGAAGTTTTCGAAGCTTTTCAATAACTGAAGATGCTAATAGCCCTTTTCAGTTCTCTTATAATTTTGAATTTGTTGTTAGAGAATGGTCTCGCATAATGAGTTCTAATCCTTTGCGTGCGGCTTTTGGATTAACTTTCTAAAATGTTTCGATTACCTTACGCTCAATCATATGCACAGAGGAAAGTTACGGCCTTAGCTCCTGACTTCCTTGTGTATATAAATGGTGATGAAACTATTGAGGTTTGTGAGAAGTGCGGTAGAAGAACTTATTTCAATGATGATATTACTGATGTAAATACACGGTTAACTTTATCACCTGGAGGTAGTTCAGCTTCTTTCACTTTAGCTACGCCTAGGCATAGTGAAAATATTTATGTCAAAGATGGTGAGCCCGTTATTGGGCCCATGAGTGAAGTAGAAATCTTTATGAAAGGGCGCTTTTTAACTGACGGTGAGCCCAGATATTATCAAGTATTTTGGGGGCTGGTTTCGACTTTTACTGAAGATTATTCAGATGGTGTTCATTCGGTTACAATTGAGTGCAGAGATATTTTGCGTTGGTGGGAGATTATGGTAATCAATATCCAACCCGCCGCGATTTCGACGACTTATAATCCAAAAGAACAACCAGACGTTGGTAAAAATTCTAGATTTTTTGGTAAAAATCCGTATTCGATTATCTACAATCTAGCGCAGACAATGGGGACTTTGCAGCATCCGGCTAGTGTCAATATTGGACCAAAATCAACAAATAAGCGAGCTGAAGCCCCTATTGGGATGACCGCAGCGAAAGAAAGTCTGACAGCCAAACAAGCTGATTTAATGTCTTATTGGGAGAAGAGATTTAATCAAATTGGTAAGGCATTAAGAATGTTTGGTCTTGATGGCGTTATGTTAAGAAAAGATGATATTGCTTTGAGGGCGCGTTCGAATGATAAGCAGAGATTCGCTCAAGGTACTATGCCTTTTGCAAATGAGCGTGTAGCAATAACTGACTTTGTTGCAGATGTTACACCGTTTCCTTTTAGAGGAGCACCTGATCGTGTAGAAAGCTCATACCGAAGTAAATTAGATATTGCTCGAGAAGTTGCTGATTTTATTAATTTTGAATTTTACATGGATGTCACAGGTGAGATTATTTTTAAACCTCCTTTTTATAATTTGGATGTGAGACCAAATCAAATTTTGAATATTGATGATCAAGATATCATCAGTTGGTCTTTTTCAGAAGATGAATCACAAGTTTTTACTCGATGTGATGTTTTTGGAAGTCTTACGCCGACTGAGCAAACTGGTAGAAATTATACTCCATTAGGTTGGGCAATTGATCAGAAACTCGCTCGGCAATATGGGATTCGTCAAAAAGAAATTCAGATGGGTTGGTTGAGTGATGCTCGCGCATGCCATCTTTACGCTATTGGTTGGTTAGATATTCAAAATGCTATGAGATTTACAGGCACTTTAGCAATGCCTGGAAGGCCTGAATTACGTTTGGGTTATCCAATTTATGTTAAATCTCGAGACAGTTTTTATTATGTTGAAGGGATAAACCATAATTTAAACTATGGGGGCTCTTTTACAACAACTTTAACTCTTCGTGGTGTGCGCCGTAAGTTTACCCCTCCGCACTTGGCCTTCAAAGGCCTTTATACTGCAACAGCTGAAGAACGTGCCGCGAGTGAGCAGACTGCTTTAAATTTCTTCACAGGCTTATCAGGTAATGGTGAACCTAATGTAGTTTTGGTTAATGATACTCAAAGAAGATATGCTCCGAAGCAAGTTTTTAAACGTGATTCAGTTTCAGGGCAAGCAGAGATCGTTACAGTTGACGCCCCTCCTGCAGGTGCTGCCGCGCAAGCACAGAAAGATTTTGATATCTCAACCTTTGGTACCTCGATGGGTGTCTATACATATGATACCCAGCCTGGTGTTTACCAAGTTCAGGTTATTCAGAACCAAGCATCCGTCCCTATAAATGTGGGTAAATCTGCGAACATCCCAGTTCAAACTCCGCGCGCTGGCTTTAAAAGCACAGTTCTTTCAATTAACCGAGATTTCAAAACTGTTATACCAGTAACCGATGAATCAGGCTATGACTTAATTGGTATGTACCCGTATGGTCGAAATTTAAAAATAGATGCTCGGGGTCAGTTAAGCTACAATGCTCTTAGCGGTTTTAGCTCATTTGCTAATTTAGGTTTGCTTTCGGCGGCACAGAAAGTTGCGCAAGGTTTTGCAGCAGCGGGGGCCGCGGCAGCGAAGTCAATACTCTTTAATAAATCTGCAGACACTATTAAAAATATGTCTGGATTAAAAGATCCTAGTAGTAATTCTGAACATAATCCTAGAGTCAATTTAGAGCGCTTAGGAGTCAATCAAATTGTTGGAAAGTCCGCAGCGATTTTAACAAAGAATATGACTGCAGACGACTATGTGATTGAAGGTAGTTGTTCTTGTTTTGGGGACAAAACTGCAGAAGTTGTCGCTAAAACATCGCTAAAATGATAGAAGGTAAAAATGGCTAATAAGAGTTTACCTTTTGACTTGCCTGCTTCTCCTGATTTATCTGCAAGCCGCGCAAATATGTATTTTATGTTGCGGCCTGGTCTCATAACTCGAGTAGATCCGGAAAAATGGGAAGTGGACGTTCAATGGTTAGATGGTGGTGGTGGTCGTTCGAAGCTTCCGATTACTAGTAGCTTTGACACTCCACGGGCTTTTTCAGGCGGTATGCCTGAACAAAATTCACTCGTGCTTTGCCATTTTGTACGTTATTCTCAAAGATCTGCAGATCCTAGAATTGTAGCTTACTTACCTTCGGGCTATAAGTTGGGTTTAAACTATGATGCTGCTGATGCAGAATTGGGTGAATTTGAGGTTCGCCGAAAGAGAAGAAAATTATATCCAGGTGAGATTCTACATTCTTCCACTCAAGGTAGTGATGTTCTATTAGATGAGAATGTTTATCTTACTGATTCCGTTTTGGATGAGCTTTGGATTCGAGCAGCTGATCATTCGATCAATATGAGCTCTTTAAATAATTACACGATCACCAATGCTGGCCGAATTTCAAATGGTTTAACAGTTCGAAATGATGTTACGAGTATTACAGGCTTAGGCGCTGCTTACGGTTCGTTCCTGAATGTTAATGATGCTCAGGGGACTCCTCCTGCTTCTCAGTTGATCGGAACTTTGGTGCCTATTGTTTTACCAAATGGTAAAAGAATTTGGCATGTCACTACAAATCTTAGTGCGTTAACGTTAGATACTGGAGGATATCCTTGGTGCGAACATCGTCTTGAACTTTTAGAAGTTAATGATGGTGTTCTTTCAATGCTCGAGCAAAATGGTGATCTGGACGTGGATAACTTATACCATTCAAAAAGACCAGACAAGCAGCCAGGCACGCCTTTAGAAGATAATCTTGTTATCATTCATGTTATGGGTACGCTTGTTGGGAATAACCCATTAACAGCACCATATGGGGGCACTTCAGGCGCATTATATGGTAAAGTGCTCAAAAGGCAAATCTTTGTTACTAATTTAGATACAAGCCCCACACTTCTTTATTTACCTACAACGTCTGCTCTTGAAGAAGATAAGTTAGCTAGTATCTATCATTTCCAGCTGCCCAAAAGTGATAAGTCAGGTGAAGCTAAGACGCTTGCAGGTACTCCTGTTAAAAACCCAACGGTCTTCGATATCAACAAAGAAGGCAAAGTGCTGTTTAACCTTAGTGCTTCGTCTGTTCTAGATACTCTAGGTGAGGGGCGAAGTGTTGAGGGAGGGATCGATGGTGGTACTAAATTAACAATGGGGCGCAATACGCTTGAAAAAGAATCTTTGCGTGTAGACACCGTGGGGAAAGTTGTAAGTACTGTTGGTTCAGATGAAGGCCTGCTAGGCGAATCAATCAATCTTACTTTAAAGGGCGGTTTAAATGTAACAATCCAACAAGCTGCAACAGATACTAATGCAATTAAAATCGCTGTAACTACTGGAAATATCGAGCTTGTAAATAGCGGTACAGGTAATATCAAAATCGAGACAAATGCTGGTAATGTAGATGTTAAGACGACTTCAGGCAATGTAACGATAGAGACGCTAGCAGGCACAGCAGATGTCAATGCAACAGGCAACGTGAATGTTGTTTCTTCTACTGGAAATGTTGCTGTTGAAGCTACTGTAGGTAAAGTTCAGCTTAAAGGTCCTGGAGGTGTAGCATTTCCTCTAAATGGTGTTGTTACTAAAAATCATGTTTGTGCTTACACAGGGGCCCCTCACCCTCAAGGGTCTACAGATGTTGAGGCTACCGGATAATGGCATTAGTTGCAAGCACAATGACGACTAATATCATTACAGCATTGAATGCGACGCCTGCTAATTTTCAGATTTCGCAAGTGAACACTCCAGAAACGTATGCAATGATTAATGAAGCTTGCAAGACCTTTACTCCAATTTATGCTACTTTTGGTTTAGATATGCAACCAGGCTTAGGGCCCCCTCCTGCTGGAAGTTATCCTCATTTTCATATTATGTTAGGCACAACAGTTGCTGCAAAGATTATTCAGTATACGAATACTTTTAACAACGCAATGAATGCGGTGTTTCCAGTCCCGGGGCATCAAGTGAGTTTTGCACAGTGCTGGTCGAATAGTCTATTGACAGCATTAGATAGCGCGCAGATGGTTTCTAGTGTCGCTCAAGGAGAGGTGACTCATGTGCATAACTGGTCTTTAGCGCCTGTTCCTAGCACAGTAGCTGCTAGTGCTGCTAGCTGTATGGTTTCATCTTGGACGTATATGGGGCAAACATTTAACCCAGCAGAACCTCTTTCACAGTTCAATAATTTTGTAACCGAGTTTGCAAAAGAATTTATTCGAGCAGTGCGGATTGATACAACATGGGGTGTCGCAACAGGGGCGGGGCACATCCATACGCTTTCTTAGGAGAGCATTTTATGTTTGATTATCTAGGGCATTTTACTAGAGCGCAATGGAATGTGCTTATGACTTTTGTCCGCGCAGAGCGGTTAGATATCTCCTATCGTATTTTGCATTTAGATGCTGAAACAACACGTTTAAAAACTCTTCGTGGTAAATTAATGACTTGTGAAAATGCCCTAGGAGGTACATCGCTCGCAGGCAATGCTGGTGATCCAGGAAGTGCGGGAACTGCTCGTATAACAAGTGAAGGTACAGCCCAAGCCTTGGCTTTAAAAACGCAATTAGCTGTGACTAGCACCTATACACCAAATGTCGTGGGTGGTGATAAACCTTGGATGGATACTGCCTATACTTTTAATAAACTAATAATTTCTGACCATGGAGTAGATGACTTAGTAAACGCAATCGAACTACAAGATTTGAAAGTTTGGATTTTGGGTCAAATCAAACGGCGCCGAGAACAATTAGAGTATAAGTTAAAAAAGATAAATGATCGCATTGAATTAATCGCAAAAGAAAAGGAACTTTTAAATGATGTACTGACTCCTGCACAAGGGAGTGATTATGTTGAAGGAAGAGCAGTAACTATTGAAGGCCGTTTTACAGATCCTATATTTAAGGATACATCTTTGTTCGTTACGAGCAATGATTTTAGGCTTTGGCCTACAGTTCCAGATCAGTCAATTACTTCCGGAGTTGCTGGAGAACCTAAGGCGGCGCAAAATCTTCTTGAGCAGCAGACTGCTGGTAGTGTTTCTTCTGAGACGGCTAAATCTTCAAAATTTTCAAACTTAAATGGGGTTGGTTTCTAAAATGTCATATGATCTTTCATTAGCTCATATATGCCCTCATTTTGTAATAAAAGAAAAGCTAGATCTAGATCTAACTGATCGCCGTAGTTTGCACCCTTTGAGGCCACCCTCAAATGATAATGTTGTACTATATGTCAATAAGAATCTAGTTGAAAAAGATAATCCAGTTTGGGGTTATACTTTGGTTAAAGATATCACAAAACTTGATAGTAAGAAGATTTTCTTTCAAAGTCCCATACGTTCTCAAAACGATCTATTCGAATTGTCTTATACAACAACACCAACCAATTGTAGAAGGTGTGGAAGTTTAAGAATTGAAAATGATTTTTATTTCAACACTTTAGGTCGTGTAGTTCGAGTTCGAGATGAAGCAAAGCTTATACAAGATGTCCAAAAATTTATTATTACAGTTCGAGGTTCTAATCCGTTTCATACTTATATAGGTACAAGTATTATTCAATCAATTGGTGCAAAATTAGTAGATGCTAGTTTCACTCAATTAACTATTACTCAAGAGATCATTGACATTTTAGATAAACTCCAAAGACTTCAATTTCAGCAACAGCGGGTGCAACTTGTTACAGATCGTGAATTTTTATTCCGTGTAGTTTTAATTGATGTCAAGCAAAGTGAAATCGACCCTACAGTATTTAACATAAAAGTTATTGCTGTAAATCGTGCAGGAGATACTGCTGAATTCGAACAGCTTATTGCGTTACCTGGAGCTCAAGATTTGTTGTTTGGTGATCCACGAAATCCTGATACGAAACAGGGTTATCAAAAAACTATTGATCAAGCTTAAATGGAGTGAGAGATGGCAGCACCGCCGAAACCGATTATCTTAGTACCGAATAATGGTGTTGATTTTTCAACTAATATTGATACTCAAACATTATCCGGTACTACGAGCTCTTCGACTTTTGAGATTCGAGTGAATGGTGACTCATCAGGTGTTGTTTATACTCCAGGAGAAACTGTTTGGTCAGCCCCGAATATCTTGTTAAGTCAAGGTCCGAATACTTTTAATGTCACTGCTCTCAATGCTATTGGCGAAGAAAGTCCTCCGGAAACAATGACCATTTCTTTAATGGATGATACTGATTTAACCTTAACAATTTCTTCACCTACAGGGATTTACACTGAATCGCAAAAAGACGCGGTGACCTGTTGGTGGGTTCAGAACCCAGAACCTCAAGTTACTGGATATAATGTCTATGGCAGCACTGAAGCAGGTGGAGGTGCAATAGGATATACTCAGTTAAACACGACGCCAATTTCAACGCCCGCTTCTATTTCTGAAGAACTTATTACACTAAATGAAGAAGTCGAAACAACTGGCAGTATACGTAAAACAATCCTCACGCAAGAAGTTAGAGCTTTGGTCTATTTTTCATTTACTCAATTGCTTGATCCAGTGACCGGCGAACCTATCCAGCAGAACATTCGTAGGTATTATGTGATCACTGCAGTTGGTTTTGATCCTACTTTGAGTGAAGAAGTTGAAAGCGTTTTCAGCGATGAGATTAATGGTCTACCTCAATTTATTGATACCTCGTTAAAAGATTTAACTCCTCGAACTGAATATGATGTTTCTTTAGCTCAAATTGAGCGAATTCAAAGTATTGATGATGAGATTGATCTAAAACCAGGCACTGTTACACGAGATGTTTTTATTGATCCGCCTTCTGCTGAATTTGCTCGGTTGTATGTTGTCTTAGATTTTGTGCACCGCGCGCAAAGCTTTTTGACACTTCTTGCCTTTGATGACTCAGATGATGATGGTATTAGCGATCCAGTTGATGAATCACCTCAGAAGCAAGCATTGAGAGACGCTCTATTTTTAGATGACGGTGATACACAGCAACTAATCGATGAAGCCTTCACTAAGTTAGCCGGCAATTTTAATGTGATTCGTAAAGGAGCTACACAATCAAGAGGTGTGTTAACCGTTTACACTCTTTCAAGCACCGCGCCTACAAATGATA